GCGTTGAATACGATCCCTGGCCACAGCTTTGATAGATTGGATATCTGCACGATCCTCAGGGAACTGCGCATCGAAGTCATGCTCTTCTAATTTTAAATCAAGATCATTGGCCATTTGCACTTCGACCACAGTGATTTTTTCTGCAGGAAGTCCTAGTTCTCTAATCAAGTTTTTCAGCTGATACTGTCTAGGAATAGCAGTGTGTGTCATATTGGATTCTGAAATCACAAAATGATCCACATGATCTTTCAATAGATTGATCCTGAATTCCAGCAACTCACGCTCGTTAAAGTAGGGGAAATAATCAATCAGTTTAGCTGCCACAATTACCTTCCTTGTTGTTTTAAAATCCACATGGTCAGGTCAGGACCACCAATCAACACACATTGGTTTGTGTATTTTAGATAGCCTGTGTCCATACGATACCGTGTCATTAACGGAATTACACGCACTTGTTTGGGCGTGATCTTGGTCACTTTGCCCACCATCAAAGAGTTCTGATGGGTGAACGCAACTGCATCCCCTTCTACTACTTCACGGCCCAGGAGATCGTTGTGCAGCTCAATTTCAACTTGCATTCCACACCTCTGCATATCCTTCTTCTACAGTTGGTTCTTCCCAACCTGCAATCATACTACGCATGACATGATCGGGAATGCTTTTTCCACCACGACTGGCCAATCGCTTGGCTAGTTCATCGGCAGCCGGAGTCTTAAACACCACAGCAATATGTTCATAGTCAGGCAACATACGGAACTTCTTCTTGCGGCTTTTGACTGTGGTCGAGGTCTGATCCCAAATTATAGTATGACCGTGATCACGTGCAAATACAACTTGTTCTGTCATCAAGTCCACAGCCGTAGGCATATACTCCTTGAACACTTCATTATAAGTTTTACCTTGTGCTCTAGCATAGTCTTCCACAAACGCATCTGTACTAACTATAGTCAGCCCCAGGGCCCAGTCTTGATCTCGAATCCAGGTGCTTTTGCCTGCGCCTGGCACTCCTACTAATACATAAACTTTTGGCATTATTTCTCTACAATTCGATATTGGCTTTTTGGATAGCGTTCTTGCAGCCATTCGATTAGACCTGGCTCCCAAGGCAGTTCGACTGATTCATAACGATTGGTAATGTATTTCATTCTTCAACTCCGAAATGTTTTAGTTTCTCATTTAAGAGATTCCAACTAACGCTACTAACTACAAACACATCACGGCAATCTTTAATTGTATTAAGAACAATCAACTCGGCGAACTTTTCTAACTTTTCTGCCAGTTCTGGATCAATATGTCCCCAGCGCCATTCAGCGCCGTTATTTTTTTTAATGATAAAGTCAGCCTTGTGAGCAAGTTCTTTAATTCGTTCGTTCATTTTGTCTTCAGGCAACGGTGCCTGTCCTGTAGGTTCATAGATCGTACAGCCTCTTCACAGAGAGCAACTGTCTCGAATTGTGCTAGGGGACGCCAGTCTCGAGCGGTAGTACCATGACTCATAGCTACGACTGTCCAGATGAATAGTGTAATCATTACATGTTCTCTAGTTTATTTTCAGCCCACTTGCTTCCACACATACTAAACAGAAACAACCAAGCCATGGCAGAAATCTTAAAGATTGCGTATACAAAGCCAACGGCTACAATAATTATTACCGGAAAAAATAATACAACCAATGCTATTTGCAGTAAAGTCATTGTGTACCAATCCTACGCCATACTACTTCAAAGGTGTCTGGCCTAAGCATAACTTCCCAACCTTGAGGAATATGTTCAGGGTAGTAGTGTGTCCGACCGTTGCTGTGTTTGTATAGTTTCATTTTTCAACCCCAAAATGTTCTTTGATCTTTCTACCAATTGTGCTTCGAGGACGCTTAATATTTTTATGTTCCTCGCAGAGGCAACCCTTTACATAATCATCCGCAACACCAACACATTCCCGAACAATCAACTCGGCGAACTTGCTTGATGTAAAACTGGAATAGTCAGTACCCTCTGCACCAAAGCGGGCACCAGCCTTATGTAAAAATTTATCTACCAGTTGCTGGTTCATTGTTCATGTCCTAGTGTTTGAGGGCTGTGATCCACACGATCAACTCCGTTTTCACGATAAAAGAATGCGTCTGGATCCGTTATTGTAACACACAAATCACTATGATGCAAGTCATAATCCACAAAGTTGTGGTCAGAATCATACACTCGGAACTTGTACACACCAGCGCCGACCTGGATCAACACACCTTCCGTACCATCAGCTGATGTTGGTTTCATTCTTCTCTCCTATACAATGCATCGCCTAGTTCTTGTTCCAGGCGGTCAATTTTATATTCAAAACGGTCTGTAACTCGTGCCACCTCATCCTCAGAGGATGACAGTTCTTCTTGAAGATATGTGATCTGTCCACGCAAACGAACAATCTCTTGTTCAAGTTCAAATATTTTTTCTCGTTGCGGATCTTCATCTTCAATCATCATTGACCTTCAAAAAGTAAGTACAGCACTCGCATAAAGGATGCAGCAATGCAAACAATAACAAAACATTGGAACCACAGCACAGGATTTTGCCAGACGCTGTGTACAGAAAAAATTATCATAATCAAGGCACTGAGCCAAACTGATACAGGTACAGGTTTCATTATTTGACTCCAAAATGTTTCTTTAATGCCTTGACATATTCATCATGTAGCTCGCCGTCGTCGATCGACCAATAAACCTTGGCGCATTCTCTCACAACCAACTCGGCGAATGTTTCTAGTGTTTTGCCGCCCACTGTTGGATAATGACTGCCGCCTGCTTGCAGGGCAAGTTCTTTGATTTTTTTGTTCATAGTGTTTTACAATAGTTTTTAATAGCGTCGGCAATTACTTTATCTATGTTGTCAAATACTGCTAATGTATTTGGAGACAATGCATCGCTATACCCTTTGTTCCAAAGTAGGTCTCCCCATTCACGCCAGAACATGACGGTCTTGTACATCCCTTGTTTTGGCGTATCGCCAAAGGTATGCTTGTAGTCTGAAAAACATTGGTCATCATCCCACCCTCTAAATTGCGGGCACTCACACATTGCGGCGTAGCAGTCGTCGTGTAATTCTTGTGCGGTCATTATTTGTATTTGGTTAGATCTTTAAGATTTAAAACTTCTTCTTTCAGCTTTTTGTTCTCGCGCTTGAGATTCACATTCTCGTACTGCGCCCAGCCTTCTTTTTCATTTGCTTTGCGCAAGGCCAACAACTCGTCAGCTTCGATTGAGCGTAGATCTTTCTCAGGAAAGATCATGAGTTTTCCATTGTCCCAATCAAATCCTGTCTGCATGTTCTTGATATTAACACAAGGAGTTCCGCCGGCAGACCCTGCAGTTTTTACCACGATACAAACATTAACTCCTTCAGGAGCAGGATAGTTGTGACGCAATTGACTTTCGTATAGCCAATCAACTTGTTCTTTAAGTTCTTTAAGATTCATTTTGTTTTTACTCTTTCGTAATCACAATAATTTATGTTTGCTTTTGCAGCAGTGCCAAAAACTCGTCCATGCGAGCCAATTGCAAGTGATGCAGGTACATGTACAGTCGAGTCTCCACAGGCCAGGATCCAAATGCACTTACCAGCCAGCCAGGTACTGTTTCTTCCAGCTGTGCAACGTATTCCTCAATGCTCATAATTTACTCCTGATGCCAATTGCCTTGCAAACAATGCAAGAATTCATGTCCGGCCATACGCATGTCCACCTTCTCGGGCAGGATCATGGTACACCGATTCTGTTCATACCATGTGCATGCCAATGCTCCTTTGGGGAATCCATTGAACCCAAACTTGCGACTTTGCGCATCACAAGCAGCTTGAATCTCTGAAGCCTTGACATAACTTATCACCAACTGTGTTCGGTTGGTGAGATTCTGTTTCATGTCAAACACCCGACTGGGCGAGTTGTCAAAATTCCACTGTGCATGACCTACACCAGAGGCTAGAGTTAATGCAACAGATAGAGCAATATTTTTTAACATAAATTACTTCTCGCCCAGCAGATACTTGTTAGAGATGGCCTTGAAGCTCATGCCACCATGCACTTGCTTGAACACAATACCTTCTCGTTCCGGTCCAGTGATGTCACCCATGACAGATTTGCCTTCGGCAAACTGTAGAATTTCTTCAACAGCGCCTGTACCAAGATTCCTGTCAGTGTGCAGCACAGGAACATGCAGCAGACCCATCTTCTCAACAAGAGCTCGGCGGAATGCAGGAGAGATGTATCCGCCACCGAACACGTCGTACACATCAAACACACGGAACTCGGGCTGGATCAACCGGTAGATATTGCCTTGAATGCCAGGGCCAATCAGTTCACCTTGAATGGCAACATCCTTGTCACCAAACAGATTGCGGATCTTGGCTTCGATGTTATCACGACGTGCCACTTGCCAGAATGTGTTACCTTCAGTTTCCTTTAGATCCAGATTGCGAGAGCAAACACCGAACTCACCGTCGATCAAGTAAACAGTCATTGAAGAGCCTTCCAGCTTTTCAGTAACTTCAAACTCAGCGCCTGTTTCGGCAGCAGCCCGGATTTCTCCAACCAGATTCTGCGCACGTTCCTGATCAGTCTTGGGAATCTCAGAAGGAAAGTTACCACGAGCCATGCCAGCCAACTGAGCATTCATGGGCATTTCCCACTTCACGATGCCCAGCACATCAGACACATCTTCGCCTTCAACGAAAGAATTCGTTTGTGGAATAACTTGATCCAGATTCAGCAACAGTCCCTGGCTCAGTTGGCCGCGTAGCTTTACAGTACGCAGACGTTCGCCGCGGATGCCTTCAAACTCGCGAGGCTCCTTGCCCTTGCTTAGGAATGATGCAATCTCAGTGGGAATCCAAGAGTCAATCTCGCAATACACTGCACGATCGCCTACTCTGAACTCACCCTTCTTTACCACTACCTTCCATCCACCAATGGTAGCGCACTCAATAGCATCTGCACCCTCAATGGGATTCAGTGCATTAATTTGTCGAATAGTTGCCATCTTACGCATTTTATTTCTTTCCAATCTTTGATACTACGTTAGCCTTGCTCAAGTGCAGTTGGTACAGGAACCTACGGTACACTCGCAATGAGGCAATGCTCATTGGATCTGTCTCGCCTTCGAGTTCGGCAATCTTTGCTTCTAACTCTTTTTCTTTTGCGCGGTGACGCTCGATGTCTGCATTGCGCCCTTTTGTTTTGTTCCAAAAGAATTTCATAACGTTCTCCTGTTGTTTTCTGTCTATGTGTGTATTATAACACCGTTTCGGTAAAGTAGTCAACCGAAATCAACACACCATTCACAGGCACTTGTTTACGCTTCTCTACACTGTAGAACTCCAGACCTGTATAGTGCTTCCAAAAGTCACCGCAGCCAAAGTAGGCACGTTCGCTACCACAGATGGCTACTGCAAAGAAAAAGTGGTCGTCCCAGTACTGGCGACTGTTATTGCGGATGCTCTCGTACTTACGCATGACTTCTGGATGTGCAGTGTATTTGAACATTATTCTGCCTTTGTTATTGCTTACAGGCCCAACAGTTCGCGTTCTTCCTCAGTCAACTTGGCCAGTGCGGCTGCACGAACTGCGGCTTGGGCACGGGCGTGAGCACGATCCATTTCCAACTCCTCCAAGGTGCGCTCCAGTGCTTCTAGTGCCCATTGACTGGTATCAGTGTGCGTCATAGTCAGTGTGAAGGGAGTGTCACGTGGACGATCACGATCCAGCAGCACGAACCGGCTGTTCCGAACTGTAAGTTCAAAGTTGTTCTTCTGTGTGGCTTCTTCCAGTGCTGCCATCACGCGGCTTGGGTATGCTGCAAAGTCTTGTGCCTCTTGCAGTGCCCGTGCTTCTTGGCGCTCTGCTTCTTGTTCTGCTTTTGTCTTACGTGCCATTGTTAACCCCAATCTTTTTTGTCACCAAACTGTTCATTGTCGTTGAAGCCTGCGGTGTAGGCTGTGATCTCAGCGGCAGTCATGTTCTCCATTTCCACACGAGGTGTGGTGCTTGTGGCACCTTCAAAGTAGTGCGGATTGAATCCACGGCTGTAGTAGCTGTCGGCACTGCCGCGATCATAAGCACCACCGTGACGTGTATCATATTGTGAAGTGCGGGTGTCTGTTGCAAACATTTTGCGTCCTTTAGTGTTGCTGCGTATGTATGTATTATAACCGATTTGTCAATTCCGGTCAACCGTTTTGCTTCACACGCACATCAGTGTTCAGTGCAGGTGTGTACTGAGCAATCAGCTCGCGTTCCAGTTTGTGTGCAGCATCTTTGCCACGCACAATATCCACAATCACAGCATTGATGCTTTCAACACCTGCAATACGAATTGCTTCGTACAGGCGCCAAGATTTGTCCTCAGTGCGCGAGCGATAAATGTGCTTGTTAACACGGCTACGCAGGCTCATTGGGATTGTGCGCTGTGTTTTTGCAGTGATCCCAATGTAAAACTCAGTACCAATGTGCAGTGCGTACACAATGTGAGTGCGATCAACACGCTTTTTACGAGGGGTTTTTGTTGCTTCCATACGTATATTATAACCGATTTAGCGATTTCGGTCAACCAAAAAGTTGTGGCTTTTTTACAACAAAATGTGGGGTTTTTGCAACACTTTTACTGTGTGTAGTGCTCAAGAAAGCGGTCCAAATCCCCATACAAATTAGCTAAAAATGCTTCCTTGGACCCGTAGAATTTGATGCTGGGATTCTTTCTATCTGTGTTAAGATAGTATGGATCTTGTAATCGTTGATCCAACTGCACTAATAGTTTGGGACGTATTTGTTCGGGTTTGATATCAAAATTATAATGCTCGATATTCAATCGTTGCATGGCAATATAACCATGTGGACTAAGTCGCATACCTGCACCTTGCCGACTATTACGCCACCATGTTTGCATGGCCCAATCTAATCCAGGCCGCTGAGATTCTGGATACTGCCCGATCAGTGCTTCAGTAATGGCCTGCTTATTTCGCATTGGGATATATCTTATCCCCTTGCCGGAGTAATACTACCGAAAACTTATCAGTTCTAAACTGAACGTTTAGTTTCCTGGCCAGATTGATTGCGTGTCCGCTGTTTGAGAACGAAACCTTTTTATACTTAGGACCTGGATACTGTGTTAATAGATTAGAAGTCTTGAGATTGATTGGTCGGCCATCAAAGAACACCGCCCAGATACCTTCGCTGGCCAACACCTGTTCAGTTTTGTAAGTCTGCTTGTTGGTGTTCTCAATTAACACTGATGGTTTGGGTCTGCTCATCCATTATACTCCTACATTTATTTATCCTAAATGTAGGAGTATTTAGAAGTCTTTGCCGCCCAGTTCCACCGTGATAACGTCTTGTTGTTGAGCAGCTAGCAGGCGATTTTGCAGTTCTGTCATGGCCAGCAGCAGTTTGGTTATGTCCGCATGCAGGTCTTTTGCATCACGAATTGGCATGATGAAGTCACGTTGTCCACGTGCTTCATGTGCCTTTACTGAGTCAACAAACCGATTGATGTGTATGCTCATCAGGCAAACTTGTTAAAGGCACCCTTCTTTTTCAAGAAAGGTTTCAAGTTCGGTGGTTCCCAACCTTGTGGCTTGAGTACCTTGCCATCTTCACGCTTGCGCACTTTGCCGTTGGCTTCAATCTTTGCAAAGTTAGTGGCCATAACTTCTTTCCATGCACCTTCTGCATCTGCACCCATGCTGTGCAGCGCACCAATGGTCACAACCAAGATGTCAATTAGTGCATCCACGGTTTCAAGTTGATCACCCACAGCCAGTGCGTCTTTTAGTTCTGTTGTTTCTTCGTTAATCAGTTTGACGTACATGTCAAACTGTGCAGTATTGCCAGTGACGCTTTGGTCACAGGCTTTCATAAATTTTTCTTGATCTCTAAATACGTTCATTTTAGTTTTTTCTTTAAGTTACGGAAGAGGTTTGACATTGGCTTCTTCTTTGGTATAAAATGGACCTTGGTACGGATAACGTTCCAAAGTAATGAGTTTAGGGCTTTGTACAATGGCCCAAGTACGACGTTGCTTGACCTGATACCATCCTGCTGCAAACCACGAACGTGATTTGCGATTCTTGGTATACAATGGCAATTTATGTTGCACATCCCAGATGGGATTGTATACTCGAGATCCGGAAGGATATCCTTGTACTTGATAACTGGCCGGCTCCTTGTTGGGTTTGTTACCCACTGCTGGAAATTCAATATCAACTTGTTTACGGATCATGGCAATGGTCTTGAATGGCATGACCTGATTGTTGATCCGCACTGCAAAGCCATCTCCTGTGGCTTCAATGTTGCCGACCTTTTTATCATCCTGTGTGAGGATGTAAAACTGATCTTTAACTATGGGTTTAGCTATGATGCTCATCTAGTTTTCCTTTGTAGGTTTCATTGAGCCAGCGAGCATATTGCTCTGCTGATTCAGATATCTTGTTGAGTTCGTACTTGCCGCAGAACTTCATAAATCGCACGCCAACTTGACCAATGTCTTTGTGGCTAACTTGTTCGCGGATGGCACCATCCACTTTGGCTTTGATATCTTCTGGCTGTGCAGAGAGATCGATCAGCACACGATTGCGTTCGTAGTCGTCTTTCACACGATGTTCGTCACCATTGTGGTCGGTCCAACGTTGGAGCATGAGATTGTTCCAAGAATATCCTTTAGAATTGCGATCTTCGAATGCTTCTTGCAAGCCAATTTTGTTCTTGGTGCCTTTGGTTCGCACACCAGGATACGCCGAGAACACGTTGTCTGAAGTATCGCCGCGCATGCACTTTTCAAACAGCAGCCATTCAGGATCAGGAATCACTTTGTCTGTCTTGGTCTTTTTGTCTTGCACACGCTTGCCCTTGGCATCAAAGATACCATTCACGGTGTGGAGTTCGTCAGTGATGCCATTGTACTGACTGACATTGGGGGCTAGCAATTGCACGAAATCTGTATCTGATGAAATAATATAGTGCTCATCTTGTGGATGCAAGGCTATCCAACGAGCAATAACGTCGTCTGCTTCGGCTTCTGGGTGTCGAATAACACTACAGTTAGTACCGTCAGCCAAGTATTTAGTAAGGCTATCGTAGGTTTCCCAAAACAATTTATCCTCTTCTTGTTCTGTGTCCGATAGTGCAGCACGAGCCACAGCACGATTTTTCTTGTAAGGCGTATAAAAGTCCTTGCGCCATGATCGACCTTCTAGTGCGAAGATCACATGGTCTGTTTGAAACTGTTTGTGTACTTTGTTCACACTGCTCATCACAATGTGTAAAGCATATCCTACTTTTTCCCACGCATCAGCAGCACGGAAAACAGAGTGGCGAGCACGGAAAAATGTGTTAGCAGTGTCAATCAGGAGATATCGCATTGGGATCCAATATATTGTTTTCTATACAGTATTGTAACATAAATTCAGCCCAAAAGCAATGGGCGTCTTTGCCGAAATGCCAGGACTCAGGATTCACCGTGACGAAATCGGCTTCACGTAGTATATGATCGTAAGTATATTCTGAATATGGTGCAATGTATGCGTTATTCCAATCAACTTGGTGCCAGGCCCCATTACGGATTCGATCAAATGAATTGTTGCCGTTAAAGAACACATGCGGGATCTTTGCTGCATCCAGATCCAAGTGCAGTTGCCAGATCTCGTCGTGCCAGAATTGCTGGCACCAAGTCCAATCTACACCAACTACAAATCGCTTGTACTGATCCGCTAGTTCTTCAGGAACCCAATCTAGTCCCGAGCTGCCCACTTGCAAGTATTCACCATTGTGCAACCACTCTTCTCGTTCCCAGGTGCTCCACTGTATGATTGCCACAGCTGATTCCCAAGGATACAAACTTCGCATCCAAGCTCGTGTGGTACGTAGTATTCTATAGTTAGATGCAGCAGACTCGGCATCGCATACCAGTTCAACTCCTAGCTTGTTGGCTAGTTGTTGCCCCCAGCTTGCAGCTAGGTTAGCAGGATGTGGGCTACGTCCTAGTTCCGGATAGCCATCATCTTCGGCAAATGCAGCAGATGATACTGCTTCTGCACCTGCTGTGTGGCTGTCACCGTTGACGTACAGTATCACGATACTTCAGTGCGCCCGCCACCAATGTCTGTGCTGCGTACCCACATACCACTCTTGGCCATGGCTTCTTCTTGTTCCCAAGTTTCCATTACCACGTGGCGACATACATTTTGGAACCAACGATCCACAATCTCTGCATCCGTGTCATCCTTCTTGATCATGTATCCTGCTTTGACCAATCGTGCCACAAAAATCTCATTCCAGTCTAGTTCAAATGCACCTTGATGCAAGTTGTCTAGATCCACATCCATGCCCACAATGTTTATGTAAGGTGCATTGCTTTCAGTGGCCAGTTGCTTGGCTGACTTGAGTTTTTCCTTAGGAACCTCAACCTCGGGCATGGCCGGAATCTCTTTAGGCTCGGGTAACTTTTGTTCTACAACGGGTTCGGGTTTCTTTCGAAACATATCAAAAAATGCCATATTAATCCTCTTTTACTTCTATCCAAGTATAGTCGCCCAACCACTTGACTTGGGCAATATATTCATAATGCTCGGGGGCACTACTGTTCCAGTCATTGGGGCCTGATCTAACCAAGATGGTTTTCTTTTTGTCAGTATCAAACACCAACCAATAGGTCTGACCATGATACGTTTGAAACTGATACTCGGCAGCATGCACAGCATCTGTTATTTCCAATCGTCGTTTGATATCTTGTGCTTGTGTTTCTAACACCCGAACCAGATCCATGATGCGATTGTATTCCTGTTGAGAATGCATTCTAGCAACATTGATCATGATGTCTTTTTGTTTTTCAACAGGCACAAGATCAAACTTAGGACCCAGCGTGGACGTGGCATACGGTGTTACATTTCTGTTGAGGAAATGCACCAGCGTACCAGTCGAGTCACTGTCAAAACTGCTCACACCATTAGCTGAATTTTTGGTCATTTAACAAATACGTTTTCAAGTATAAAACGGATGTGGCCGTTCCCACTTTGGTTGTCCCTTTGTCATCACAATCATACTGTTATAATAATGTACTGACCCCACGTCTTGAAACAAATTTGACATGATAGGATCTTTGTGCGGCTCGTCCCAATGCATGATATTAACCATATCAACCATATTTTTAGAATATTCCATCATGGTCCAATCTTTCTTTAGACCATTGCCGCACCAATTAAAATAGGAAGTATGAGTGTCTTCGCAAAGATAAACTCCACCGTCGGCAATTTTTGACCAAACAGACAGCAGTGTATTTTTTTGTTGCACCATGGTGTGACCACCATCATCTAAAAATATATCAATTTTGTCCACAGTTGATAAAAATTGTTTCCAGAAATTAGGATCTGCTTGATCGCCAATGACAATTTGTAGATCTTCGCGCTGATGTGCCAGTACATTTTTATCAATGTCGATACCAATAATTTTAGCAGGATCACCAAAATATTTCCTCCACATGTTTAAACTGCCACCTCTTTGTACTCCTACCTCAACAAATGTCATTTCTTTTTCTCTAAATTTAGAAAAGAATTGTTCATACACTGGGAAGTAAGAAGTATACTTGTCCGGAGGCGGATGCAAGTCATTTTGATATATGTCTATTAGTGATTTCATGTAATTTCCTGTTAAAACAAGTCAACTTTTTCCCACGGCAAATGGGCTTTACCAAAATGTCCGTAGTTTGTGGTATCACTGTAGATTGGGCGGAACAACTCAAAGCGGTCAATGATGCCCTTGGGTGTTAAGTCCACTATGGTCGGAACATGCAAAGTTAGATGCCTTGCCAGGGCTCGATCCTCACATTCCACATAGAAACTCATGGGCTGTGCTAGTCCAATGGCATAACTGATTTGCACAGTAGCCCAGTTGGCTTTGCCACTGGCCACAATGTTCTTGGCAATGTAACGCATCATGTATGCAGCACTGCGGTCAACTTTGGTAGGGTCTTTCCCCGAAAAAGCACCACCACCATGTGGGCTGTATCCACCGTATGTATCCACAATAATCTTGCGACCTGTTAGTCCAGTATCACCATCAGGACCACCAATTACAAAACGTCCTGTTGGGTTGATGTAAAATTCTGTTTTGTCATCTACCAATGTTACTGGCAATGTACCTCTGATCAATAATTCAATTGTGGCGCGAACTGTTTCAATGCCAACTTCTTCACTGTGCTGTGTGCTACAAACAACTTTGGCAACACGCTTGGGTTTGCCTGCTGAGTCGTATTCAAATGTTACTTGACTTTTTGCATCTGGACCGAGCCAAGTAAAAATTCCTTGTTTTCTTGCATCAGTTAAGTGTTGCAAGATTTTGTGACTCCAGTAGATAGCACTGGGCATGAGAGTATCAGTTTCGTTACAAGCATAGCCAAACATCAAGCCTTGATCACCTGCACCAAACGTATCAGTGCCTAGTGCAATATCTGCGCTTTGCCCATGCAACAGATTGGTAATCTCCACAGTACGCCAGTCAAAGCCTGATTGTTCGTATCCAATATTTTTAATTGTTTTACGAATTGCCGAATCAACTTCTTCTTCATGCAGGATACCTTTGTACTCACCTGCTACCACAACACGGTTAGTGGTGACCAGAGTTTCGCATGCACATCGCAATGCAGAATCCTCCTTGGCCATTACCAAGTCCAGCACAGCATCACTGATAGCATCTGCTACTTTGTCTGGATGCCCTTCAGACACACTTTCACTTGTAAATAGATAACTCATTTTTTCCTTTTTAAATTCCAAATCAAAAACTCAAACTTATCAACCCAATAAATTTCCTCTATTGGCTCTCCGGGACCATGTATCCATCTGATACCATGATAGGCCCGCTTGCCCCACAATGGAGCTCCGCTGATAAAGCATTTTCTCGGAAGCCAACAAAGTTTCAAATCCCATTGCTGTGCTCTATTCAATCCCCAATTTTCCGATAGCGGCGCTTGTGTTACTTCGTCCAAGGGCATCAAGTTCCCCATTCGTTCTTGAACAACGGAACCTGTAGTCGATCACTGTAGCGCCAGCCTTCGTTCATAGCTAGGATAGCTACATTCTTATTGTTTAGTGCATACACACTTTCGACCCCGCCGATGGGCATCAAATACACATGCCCTTTAAATCCGGCTGCACGATATTCTGCCACTGCACGTTGAGCGTCTGCAAAATCTTCTTTGGTAGAAATTACCAGTTTCAAGTATGTATGCCCAACGTCTTCGTATTGACACACAATCTCTGGACGTATAGCATCTGACCACTTCTCACCCGAACACGGCAGTTTAGCACTTACACTAAATGTCAATGCTTCGCGACCACGAGTTTTGTTTCCTAATGTCCAGTTCAGCAGATACTTTCTAAACTCAGTAGTAAGTTCTTGAGTACCATTGGTTTCAAATGTGATCTCTCGAAGTCCTGCCATCTTAGGATCATCTAACAAACTAGGATAAGCACGTTGCCAGCCTAACAATGGTTCACCACCTGTGATCACAAGATGTTCATCACGCCATTCTTTAAACGGCAACATTGTCACAATGTCCTCTACGAGTTCAGTATTTTTACGTACAGGACTTAGGTCTTTGAATCGTGGATCCCATGACGCATAGCTGTCACACCCTGTGCTTACTAAAGGCAAGTCATTGTATTTGCGGAATTGTACAGGATCAATAAACTCAGCTTCCGTACTTAATTCACCACGTGGCATACCAAATCCTGCACAGCGGAAATTACAGCCGAAAGTTCTAAGGAACACACTGGGGACCCCCATATATCTGCCTTCACCTTGAACACTGTAAAACAGTTCTGCTACTTTAAGTTTACTCATATTTTTTGTGCTTTAATTAACAAATGCCAACCTAGATATTCTTTAACTGCTGCTCGCATCTCTTCACTCATCACAGCAAACCAAGGCTCTAATTCGTACTCGCCTGCACGGTACTTAGATACATTATACATGAAATTATGATCTTGTCTAATTCTCAGGACTCGAAACTTCTCTTCCAGCAGATCATAAATTTCCTCCTTACTGTAGGCCCTGGCATATGGACAACCCGATTGTGCTTCAAATTGATCCAGCCCTTTTTGGATCATGGCATATTTCCAAGAATTCTTTGCGTATACCAACATGCGGAATTCTCCGTTGGGCACTAGAGCAGCATGAATGTTATCTAAACATGCAGTCATATCAGGATAGTGATGCAGTACACCACAACTGTAAACCAAATCAAATTTGCCCAGGCTTGCTACTGCTGCACTGTCTGCACCGTCCATCACATGAAACTCGCCGGTTAGTCCAAACAGCTCGAATCGCTGTTGACTCATAGCCACAGATTCTGCTGAAAGATCAATACCCACATAGTCAGCACCGTGCCGTGCAAATTCCACAGCATCTGATCCAATGCCAGATCCTATTTCTAACACACGCTTGCCTCGCCACAAGTGAAAACTGGCAAAATCACGTAGGTGTGGTTCTACAAAGAATCTACGTTCGGTGACTTCATTCCAATATTGTTCTGTGCCTGGCTCGCTAAGGCTGTGTTTGACATTACAAGGTTGTGCATTCCAGTAATGTTTAATTTTGTCTATAAGTTCAGTTGTCAAGTTCAATGCTACTCCATGATTTCATTAGACCTTTGGTGTCTAATTTCAACATCTTGTGCCAGATGTCAATTTTGTTTTCTATACCCAATTTAAAATGTTCAAGATCGTACCCTAACGGGCTGAGGTAGTTGGCAATTTGTATAGCCTCTTGCATGCGACGAGTGCGCCAGGTGTGATGGTTGAAATCTCTAGGATGAGTGGGATTGCCTTCTAGCATAGGACGATTCTTGAATACATCGTCGCCGTTCTTACCAGTGAGATCAAATCGTTCATGTTCGATCATCACGGGTATGGTGATTACGATGTCCAACATCCAGCCAATCTGACTGGTCCATGCATCATTGATCTGGTGCGGTGATATATTGCCTGTGATCTCTACCCACTTGCGTGGCAGGATAGGAAATATAGCATATGGATGTTCATGATTGGTTTCTGCTCGTAGTAATGCAAAGCGGTCATTGTGTTCACGGATAACATCATCCCATCCTTGGGTGGTCATCACAGCATCATCGTTCCAGAAGAAAATCCACGAACCTGTGCTGTGATTTGCTAGCTCATTGAGATATTCATTAAGACGAAGATAGCCCAAGCGTTTGAATTGCATAGCACTATAGGTTACACCTTTTGAATCAAGATATGGTGCAATCACATCCACAAAGTATTCTATAGTATCTGTGTCGTCGTTGTCGAATGCTATCAATACTTCAATGCGTTCAGGGTGGGTGGCAGTATCAATTAGTGTGTGCAAGCATTGATCCATTGGAATTGGTCTAGCACGTACTGGTAATAATACACTAATATCAATATTGGGATTTTGTTCAGGTAAACTCATTGTGTTATACGGGTAATGTTGGTTTTTCCAAAGTTGCGTTTTCTACCAAAGTACATGTTCTCTAAGAAACGATCCTCACTCATGGCAGGATCTTCAGCTGTGTCAAATTTATAAACAGTGCGATTATCTAATGCAGCATTGTCTTGAATATAACCAAGGAAGTCATAGTCAAATGTGTGTGTTTGTGGGAACGCAGGTAAATCTCTGTAGTCGATCACATAATTTCGTTGAAATTTCAACAGTTGATTCTTTACTGGCAAATCAATATTATAGTGTGTGTTCAAGAACTTGTCAAGAGAATCAAAAACATAGTTGATCATTTTATCTTTGACCATGTACAGTGTGGTTCTGTGCATGAGGTTCCACCCAAACACTTCGATGTTACCAATACGCGGATGATCAATACGTCCCTTGGTCATCCAGTTTTCAAAGTAACTGCGTGTTTCTGCAAATTGCAGTCGGAACCATGGATCTTTCTGTACCCATGCATACAAGTCTTCGTAGAACTTGCTGTAGTCAATGTTCTGATGCTTGGCTAGATATCTGGCTATATATGTGCTTAACCCATTAATATGGAATGTTTGAATAAAACTGCTCCACACTAAGGTATCCAACATAGTATCTCGCGGTATGGTCTTGGTACTCACAACCACATCAATACTTTCGTTGAGATCCACATCGCCATAGCTACCGCTCATGTAATCATACACAGGAACAGATTCTAGCTTGTATAGACGTTTTTGCAAGAGATTCATTTCGGCATTTTCCAGCAGTTGACATTGTAGAATGTTGATACCACCATGATTGCCTGCTCGGAAGATTTTCCAAAACGCTTCTTTCCAGGACTCTACGGTTTCTCCAGGCAGGCCCAGGATCAGCTCTGTGTACACAGGAATATTGTTTTTGTCGCACAATGCAAAGATTTCGTCAATTTTGTGTTGATCAAGATTGCGACGTTTGATATTCTCCAATACATCGTTGTCCATGCTCTGCACACTCACTGTAAGACCTTGCCCAAAGTTAGGCGACTCATCAATCAGTTTCTTCACAATATCCACAACTTCGTTCTTTTGATTCTTGGCCCAGGTCATGGAAAAACTTTCCAGTTTACCCCATCTCTTTTGCACTTCAATCAGCTTGTCCACAATCATGTTATCACGTTCCACAAACATACCAAAGTTGGCATCAGTGATAGTGACAAATCCACAATGTTCTCCAATCCAGTCTAACTCATCGTACACACGTTGTAGATCAAACTTCTTGACCTTGTTGTATGTAAGACTGCCCCAGTCGCAAAATGTACATTGATACGGGCATCCACGATTGGTTTCCAGTGTGGCGTTCCAGATCACTTCGGGACTTTCGGCCATCACACGATCAAATATACCTGTGAGATATGGGCTAGGCACTTCGTCTAGATCATTGATGCGTTTGGGATCTCCTGTATCTACCAGCCCTGCGGCAGTGTTAATCAACAGTCCCGGAATGTGTGTGTAGTCAGTATTGTAATCTTCAAGAATATGTCTAAAGGTCATTTCACCTTCCATCTTGATCACTAGATCCATAAACGGTTCTTTTTCAAACAGTTTGGGATCTTCAATAGCCGGCTCTGGGCCGCCAAACACTATCAAACAGTTGGGGTTGAGTGTTTTTACCAGCCGAGCCAACTTGTAATTGTATCTGTGATTCCATACATAAGTTGAAAATGCTACCACATCACTAGTGCTTAGTTTTAATGCCAGTTCCTCAATAGGCGCCCTACGCCATACCAAGTGGTCTACTTCCCATGCTGCGTTGACTTTTTGTGAAGCGAGTGCATAACTCAGTATAACTCCTGCAGAGTACGGCAAGTAGTATGCATTAAACTCTTTAGGACCTTGTTGAAAGTTGGGTTGGACGAAGCTGATTTTCTTTTTTGTCATGCGGTATTTACTCGTCTAACCGTGGCATCAACTTGATTATTGGTATCGTTGGCCCGCATCTTGGCCCAGGGATCTTGACGCCCTTCCCACGCTTCAACAAAAAATGTTAAATCAAGTCCTTGACCCTGCATCCACGTGGCCAATTTAGCAGCATCGTCGGTGCGCAATTTGACCATGTCAGGGTGATTTAAATCGCCAGATTGACTGGGATCGCCTTCCATGATACGACGTTGTTGATACGTTGCATCGTTGTTGACTCCTGTGATGTCGTAACGATTGTGATCGCAATGCACATCAATACGTTCAAATATATCCAGATAGTACGCCAGTTGACTCACATAAGCATCATTTGAACTGTGTTGACTGATGTGTCCTAGAATTTCAAACCATTGTCGTGGCAAGATAGGAAAGATGCTGTACGGATGATTGTTGTGCGTGTACACACTCAGCAATTTGAATTCACCTGTACGCTCGCGTATACGTGCATCCCATCCTGGTGTTTTCATCACAGCATCATCATTCCAGAAGAACAACCAGGATCCTTGGCTGTGTTCAGCTAGCCCATTCACATACTTGTGCAAGTTATTGTATCCCTGAGGTTCGAACACCAAAATCTTATGATTGATTTTGTTTTGTTCAATCCAAGGGCATACATTGGCCAGCATGTTCTCCATGCCTACCACATCATCATTGTCCACTCCGAACAGCACTTCAATTGAGGAGAAATCTTCAGCAAGATTACAAAGACTTTGGATGCTACTCATTAATGCTTCAGCACGGCCCCTAGTAGGCAGCAAAATACTAATATCAATTCCGTTATTCATTTTAATTTACCAATGATGTATGACCCCTGCTGCAATAAAACAGTTGGTCACAATGTAGCATAATACAATGCAAGTTCGAATACAGGCAACACGATTTGCTTCTGCATCCGTGTTGCCTGATTTTTCGCCTAGTGCCTTGGCCCAAAGACGCCAGATTTTATTAAAACTCGTGGTCTTCACGATGACCTTGTCGGCCTGCCATGTTTGAATCGGTCTCACGCACTTCTACTCTAGTACACCACACACGTTTGGCTTCTTCCGCACCGCAGTTGGGCAAGAAGATTGTGTTAACGTATTCGTACAAGAAGTCAGCAAGACCTTCACATCCTGTTTTTTCCACTTCTGTGATCTTGGCCAGCTTTAGTCTGCCCAGTTCCAACAGGTGTTCACGCATGGGATCATCTTGTGCAACCAGCAAAGTGTGATCAAACCAATCTTCTAAAAGGCCTTTGAGTGGTTTTAATCCACCAAAGTCAGTAACCCAATTACGAGCATCCAAGGTATCTGCTTCAAATTCAAAGTGAAAGCTCATTGCGTAGCCGTGGATGAGATTGCAGTGACTATCAGCTCGCCATTGACGATACGCTACAGGCCCAATTTGCTTGTATGTTTTTGTTGAAAAATATTTCTTTGCCATGATTTTCTCCTATGTTGATTATAGCATAGGCAGCAGAATTTGTATAGCGGGTTGATGCTCGGAGGCCGCTGTGAATATTTATTCCGGTAATTGATAGCCAGTGGCTTTATAGTCAGCTTGCCCAAATACAACTCCTCGCACACCACCTGTAGGATTGGCAGTGTCGCCCATTCGACGTGGGATAAAATGCACATGCGGATACATCACTGTTTGACCAGCAGTAGGCCCCATATTGATACCAATGTTGAATGCCTCACAGTGGCCTTGTTCTACCATGCGACGTCCGTACAACATGGCTGACTCCATACAGTCAACGATCACTGCATCGGTATTGTAGTTGGGCACAAACAACAAGTGGCCCGAGGTCACAGGATAGCGATCTCGAAACACAGTGATATGAAAATCACTTAGTTCTTGTACCAGTTGATCCCACGGTGCTACACCGGCAGCAGTTGCTTCATCTAGTGTTTCGTAATCAATCATCGTGGTGCAAATTCCTGTTGTAGTTTGATATTGTCAAAGAACTCTTTCTTTGTACTTTGATCAGTCTGGAATGCACCTTTGAGCACAGTGGTCTGTGTGAGACTTGAATGTGCCATAATGCCGCGATTTTCACAGCAACCATGCACTGCTTGAATGTATACTGCCACATCCTTGGCGTCAGTTGCTTTCATGATTTCTCGTGCAATGTCGTTGCACAGTTCTTCCTGTAATGTACCGCGACGGGCACACCACTGAGCAATGCGAGTGTACTTAGAAAGCCCAATAAGTTTGTTGGCGGCGATAATCCCAATGTAAGCGACCCCAGATACAGGCTGATGATGGTGACTACACATACTACGAAGCTCACTTCTAACCACCAGCATGCCTTCGTAACGGTCGTCTGAATCATTTGGAAATGCTGTTGCGTCCGGTGCCGGTTCATATCTACCTTCCATGATTTCATTATAGTACATCTTGGCCAGTCGATGTGCTGTGCCTCGTGAGTTAGGATCATTCTCTCGATCAATCAGCAAAGTGTCTAACACTTGTTCAAATGCCACAGTTGCTTCGTTGATTAACTGTTCTTTATCGCTGTCAGCTAGGTAGTCACTGATATTGTCACCGGCCCAGAATCTTTTGCCATCTGTTCGCATACGGTCGCGAATTGCTGTGCTTAGATATTTGCCTTGTGCTGCATCTTCTTTCTTGACATATAGTGTTTGTCCTTCAAGTGGAACAAATTTGTCTGATTGTGGATGGATGATTGGATCTGGTTTAAATTCTGGCATGTTATTCCTTAATGGTTATGTTTCGCAAATCTGGATACTGCACAAACTTAGGTTGTTCAGGAGCAGCTTGATACTGCGCCAATAACTCTAGTCCACGTTCAGCATCTTCAATTGCAGGCCTATAGTGATATCCCAACTGAAACGTTTTCTGTGTGTTCCAGGGTAAGATATTTAGGTCGCGACCATCATATCGTTGTTTTATCATCACTTCGTAGGCTTGCTTGTTATCTAATAGTATAGCACCACCGTGACCTATTTGTAAAGGCTTTGTATGTCCAAAACTCAAGCACTGCATTTGTCCGGTACGATACATGCCAGATTCCAACCGTCGAGCACTGTCCCAAACTCTAGTGTATATGAAATTGTACTCGCCGGCCCAGGTCTGTTCCGGCTCATCTAGATACACATAGTCAATGCCTAACTTATGCATGGTCATAGGCACACTCAAGTAAGTGTAAGGAGTCATCTTGAGACCCTTCACTAGTTCATATCTCAAACACATCTCTATGGCATGTGTACAGCAATCGGTCATGATTGCAGCAGGAGCGCCAGTGAACTTGGCTAATGCCCGTTCAAATTCAAGGATTTTTTCGAACATACCAAGCCCATGCGTGTTGAATCATATCTTCTAGTGCCCATTGACGCCAATTTGGCATCAACATACCAAACTTTGCTGCACTGGCAGTGAGCACAGCAGGATCACCTGCACGTCGAGGCTCTAGCAATACTGGCACCTTGCCTGCAATTGCAGCAGCGCATGCCAAGATTTCTTTTACGCTGGTACCATTGTTTGTGCCTAGATTGTAAATGCCAGAGGGCACAGCAGCATCTAATGCACATACATGAGCATGTGCAATGTCTTCCACATGTACATAATCACGTATACAAGTCCTGTCGGGTGTTTCGTAGTCATCACCATACAATGAAAACTGTTTGTTGTCACGAGTGGCTTCTAGGATTCTAGCAATCACATGAGTAGCACCTGGTTCTTGTCCATGTCGACCTAGACGATCTGCACCGCAAGCATTGAAGTAACGGAATGCTACATAGTCAAGATTGTACGCATGATGATAGCTGGCCAGCACTTGTTCAATCATGCGTTTGCTTTCACCGTAAGGACTCATAGGATCACATGGGTCAACTTCCGAACATGGATTCAGTATTGGCTCGCCATATACAGATGCACTTGAACTAAAAATAAATTTAGTCTTGGGCAAGGCATTGACCACAAGTTCCAACAAGTGGATGGTCTTGATCACATTGTTGTGGTAGTAGTCGCCTGGATGTTTAACGCTGGGTCCTACCAAACTGGTACCAGCACAATGGATGATGGCGTCAGGTTGTAGCTGTATCAACTTTGTTTTGGCTTGATCACTATCAAAGTCTGCTAGAACAAATTGATTAAAAACATCTTTCAATCGTGGCGGGCAAGGCCTACGGTCGATACCAATTACCCTATGCCCGGCATCAGACAAAGCCAATGCCACTTGCCCGCCAATGTATCCTGAGGCTCCAGTTACTACCACATCCATTTAGAATTTTCCTTCTCGTGTGTGTTTTCTATAATCTACACCCATACGCAGCATATCTTCACCATTGCCTTGCATGATGTCAAGCACACGATCAATTGTACCATCATTGCGATCGCTAATTTGTCCCATGCGTGGATGTTGCCAGGTCAGCAGTATTTCCAATTTGTTTAGGGCATCTTCTATTGACCAAGGAACATAAAGTCTGGAATGGTCATTACTAAAAGTCTCAGGGAAAGACCTATAAGCAGGGTATAGAACATTACACCCTAACGCATCTGCTTCCGAGACTGTGTTGGAAACCCAATCTTGAAGTGCGCAATTGAACACAACACGACTATCATTAACAATGTTGTAGTAATCATTCTTTTCTAGATCTTCGTAGATCACCAGTTTACCTGCTGCTTGTAAGTCACGGGTGCGTTGCATGTAACTTTCGCTGTTGGATTTTAACTTGCCGCCACTGCATACTGCAAACTCCACACTCAAGTTAGGATGGCGTTTGTGCCATGCTTCAATCAGATCCATGTAAAAGTCGGGTTGCTTCTCTTGATCCCATCGAGCTGAAAACACCACACGAGATTTACGCTCTGCCCACGGCTTGATGCTTGCAACACGTGACTGTACTTCGCTCTTGCCAAATGCCAATCCAGAAATATTGTAGATCGGAGCCTTCCAACCTGCAATCTTCATGTGCATTACCATTTCTTCATTAGTGGCCAACACACCGTCAACGAATGAGTCGACCATGCGTTCATAGTGACCCATAAAGTCACCCATTCCCCATACATGAACAAAGTCATCTGGATCAATAGACTGAGCAAGACAACGAACAAAGATCCTTGGGCGCGATGCTTCTGGGATTTGTTTAAGGATGTACGGCAAAGATTCAATTCCCGGTTGAAACATATCTTCAAAGTAGATAACATCTTCATTGGTACATTCTCCTGCTTTCATCATCCGTACTAGATTCATCAGCTGGCTCATACCAAAGTATGTGCGCCCGTGTGCATCTAATACTTGACCGGTTACGATTGCTTGATCATTGCTGAGTGTTTCTCCAGGCACAATAACATAGTCAATGCGCCGATTCTTAAAGACCGCTTCATTCCAGTCTTGTAACTGTAAAGTATAACGTGCTTTGTACGGCTCTAAGCCCATGTAATATAGTTTTCTCATAGATTATACTTTCTAAGTTGCTCAATGAAGATTGATGTATTATCGTTAAAAAAGTTTGGAACATGCCCCTTTAATACAGTGAATCCTTCATATTGATAATTAAAAAATGTCATGATATCTGTTGCATCTTTTGATAAAAAATTGTCCAGGAAATCGTCAGCTGAGTGAGACACATGATGAAAAAACATCTCTCTGTCAGCTGATAAAAATGGTACAAAATCATGCTGTCCCAACAACAATTCCTTGATCACTTTGTCTACATCCGGATTATGTTCAGTTACATCATCCATAATTAAAATACTATTTTTATGAAGCAACGGTAAGATTTTTAATACATCGTTTTTAACATATTCATAGGTATGATCACCATCAATATGAATCAAGTCAAACGATTGAGTAAGTTCAAGATTTTTACTGTCGGTTTCAATAAATGTGATAGACTTATATTTTGGATCATCTTTAAAAATAAAATCAAAATATTTTTCTTTAGATGAGAAATTTATATCAACGCACACATATTTGGTATCAACATCTGTACTTTCGAAAAGTATTCCAAATGTCAATCCTTCTAGAAATCCTATCTCTAATACTGATTTTGGTTTAAAATACTCACATATTTTCCAATAGGTGTAAATCCCAATGCAGTCTCTCGGAAGCCAATATCTACCGTGATTATACTGTGTCCACCCGAATCTGTTAATATGTTTTAAAGTTTCAGATTGATGTAATTTCATGTGCGGTAACCGGCCAAGCGACGAGTATCTTCATCCCACATGTTCTTGGCAGGTTTGCCCTGTGTGTGTTTGTTGAATTGTTGGAATGCATAACTGCGGAAGTTATACAAGTCCGACTCGTTGAACTTGTATCCGTAGTCCACACAGAACTCGCGATACTGGTCCAGATCCTCCCAGGTTTGTTCAGTACGGGGATTGTGTTTGATGATGACTTTAGCCATGTTGTTTCCTCTTAGATTTTGATAGATTGATAAGGTTGCAGGACATTGTACACGATCGCAGCACCATTTTCATCGTCTTCACTCACGTTGATGACAATGCTGCGATCTGGGTAGCGA